TAGCTCAATTGGTAGAGCAACGGTTTTGTAAACCGTAGGTTACAGGTTCAAGTCCTGTGATGGGCACCACCTAATATATAACTAAACAATTCAGGATTCAAACCGGCAAGCTGCTGTATCATGTTTGATGTGACGGAGGTAAGATATTCGTTGGTCATCTGAGGAATCTGATCGTCCTCACCTAAACCATACATATCCAACCCAATGTGGCAGATTTCATGCAACAGAGTGCCCTTGTAATCTTCAATGCTTTGATTGGGATCTATGGTGATCACACCTTTGTGCAGTTCTACGCAGCCGTGCAAGTTCTCCTTTGTTAAGGATTGTTGCTTGATCTCAAATGTTTTGATTCCGGTGCGAAGTTCTAATGGATGAAGCCTATCTTTTTGTTTGATCGTCATACATATATTTACATATAACAACCTAAAGACATGAGTTATCGACCGTTACCAAATTCACTTACAATTAAAACTTCCACTGTTGATGGGCTGGGGCTTTTCGCTAGAGAGTTCATAGCTTCTGGGAAAGTTTTAGGTGTAACACATTGGCTTTTTAATGATATGAGTCCGATACGAACACCTTTAGGTGGATTCATAAACCATTCAGACGACCCCAACAGCGAGTTATTTATTAATACAGATCGCGCTGAGATGTACTACGGGCTCAGAACTATTAAAAATTTAGCTGTTGGGGATGAGGTAACAGTAAAATATCAACACTTCAACACTTTTAGACCATAGGGCAGTATCGTATAACAGTTATTACGCCTCTCGTATTGACCGTCCAATGGCCTAACTACCTTAGACCAGAGAGGAGATATTGGTGCGAATCCAATTACTGCCACAATTTATTCACTTACAGACTATAATACCAACATGAAGACTAGATACAGAAATCACAAGACGTTTAAGGATCAGGCAAAGGCCAAGAAGCTCGTTGAAAAGCTTCAAAAGGAAATGCCTGGGCGCACTTTCTCCATCAAGCGTAGGAAGTTCTGCAACTCTGAAAAGGTTAGATACACAGTAAGGAGCGTGTAATGAGTAATCATACATTTGAAAGCGGACAGATCGAAGAGTTCTTTAGGCAGACTATCAATGCCATCATTGCGGTCTGTAACGCAAGAGGAGACTCGACTACACTGGCAGAGATTGCTAGTAACTTAGAAACTTTAAGGGCTGGGTTGGAAAGTGAGAACAATCCCTCTAACCTATTCCCAGGAGGTGAAGACCATGGCGGGTAAAGGAGATAAGCGCAGACCAGGACCGGCAGCATACATTGCCAACTATGAGCGTATTTTTGGTTCCAAAAAGGAAGAAATAGATACATCTGACGTTGAACCTTTTCACATTAAAAATGCTAGACATCTTAAAACTCAAGATCTAGAGTTTAAAGCTAATCTTGCAGAGGAAAAGCGCAAAAGAGAGAAAGAAAAGTGACAACACAGCTAAAGCCCTGGGGAACTCATAAAGTTATTTTCGATACTAGTGACTTTGTGGTCAAGTATATTTTTGTAGACAAGGGGCATAGAACCTCTCTACAAAGACATAAGAATCGTAGTGAGAACTGGATTGTTTTGGAGGGTCATCCCGTGATAACCAAGGGTAAGGCAAAATTAAAGTTAAGTCCCGATGACAGTATTTATATTCCTCTGGGGGAGATTCACAGGATCGATGCTGCTCATGATGATGTTAAAATTATTGAGGTTCAACACGGCATTTGTGATGAGAACGATATTGAGCGTATAGCGGATGACTATGAACGATGACAAGAAGCGCAGATGACAAGGAGGCTAGATTTAAAGAACCTGCAATGTTTGATAGGGGAGGTACCTGTCAATATTGCAGTAAGCCCACCAGAGCTAAGGCTACCAGCTTGTGTAATGCTTGCTATAAATTAGATCTTGCTATCAAAAATAATCCCATTGCAGCGCAAAAAATTCTGAAAAACTACATGGGTGATCCTATTATTGTAGGATATAGGAACCTTTACGTAGGCACGAAACCAAAAGAGAATCAATGAGCACACCAAAGAAAGCACCAAGGTTAACTGATTTACAGTTGAAAGATGTTAGAATTGAAGAGCTAGAAAGAGAAATCCAAACACTGAGAAAGGCATATATTAAGAAGCAAGAAGATCTTATTGTACAGTCTGAAGCCATGGTAAGGCTCTACCAATGGAAGGTAGATAGATTAGAAAAGGATCGCATTGCAGCCTTAGGAGATGCTATAATCAAGGATCATCAAGAGCAAAAGGAGCTAGACGAATAATGAATATTTCAACAGTAACAGGACAACTCCCCCGACATCAATACATTTGGGTTGATACAAATTTCACACACAAGCAACCTCACGGATTTGTTCCGGCTGTATGGTTTGGACTGGTAAGCATGCCTGCTAGAGTATGGGGATGCACAGTGATGTTAGAGTGTGGAGCCATATACAGGAACCTACCACCCCATGCAATCTCGTTCGCAGAGGTGCCAAAGGAGAAGCA